GCCTCTAAGAGTGACAAGGTGGGGAAAGGGGAGGTTATTAACATAGGAAACGGAGACAATAGATCAATACAACAAATAGCCGACATTTTCGGGGGACCTTTTGATTATTTGCCAAAAAGATTAGAGCCTTTCCAAACTTTAGCAGATAATAGTAGAGCTAAAGAATTACTAGGCTGGAACCCTACGGGAAACGTAGAGGAATGGCTTAAGGAGCACCTCAAGGCATGAAAAAAGTATTTATAACAGGAATCTTAGGGCAGGATGGAGCCAATATGACGGAGTATTTATTGGGCCTCGGGGAGGAGCTAAAGGTTTATGGCATGATGCGCAGGACGTCTAATGTAAACAGATCCAACATAGAAGCATTCGAAGACGACCCTAATTTTAATTTAGTTTACGGTGACCTGACGGACGCAGTTTCAATTAATAATTTGGTAAAAGAAATTTTACCAGACTATTTCATTAACTTCGGGGCAAATTCTTTCGTCGGCTGCAGCTGGGACATGCCACTACAGGTTTTTGATGTTAATACCCTTGGGGTTATTAGATGCTTGGAAGCTATAAGAAAATTTAATCCTGACTGTAGATTTTATAGCGCTGGCTCCTCGGAAGAGTTTGGTGATGTTGAGTATAGCCCTCAGGACATAAAGCACCCCATTAGAGCCAGAAGCCCATACGGAGCCTCTAAGGCGGCTTCTAGGCATCTTGTGAAGGTATATAGGGAATCTTATGACATGTATGCTATTCACAGCATCTTATTTAACCATGAGGGACTAAGGAGGGGAGAAGAATTTGTCACCAGAAAGATTACCAAAGCTGTAGCTAGGATCAAACAAGCTCTCGATAACAAAGAAGAGTTTGAGCCCCTTCAACTAGGGAATATAAAAGCTAAGAGAGACTGGTCCGACGCTGAAGATTTCGTAAAAGCCGTATGGTTAATGCTTAACCAAGAGGAACCAAAGGAGTACGTTCTCTCAAGTAACGAGACCCACTCTGTTAAGGAGTTTGTTTCTCTAGCTTTTAAATACGCAGGGGTGTCTGGCTCTTGGGACGGGGAAGGGATGGATGAAAAATTTAAAGCTCATGATGGGGGCGCCGCCATCTTAGCTGAAACAATCAAAGAATTCTATCGACCAGCGGAGGTTCAGCTTCTTTATGGAGATTCCAACCCTATTAGGGAAGAGCTTGGCTGGAAGCCCGAGATTTCATTTGACAAACTCGTTCAAAGAATGGTACAAAACGACCTCGACTTACTGAACAAGTAATGGCAGCAAAAAAAAAGCAAATAAAGAAGGGCCTCTCCTCCGAAGAGCTGATTACCCAGTACCTATCAGACAGAAGTGGGGATCATTTTAACTTTGAAGAAGAAGAGTTTTACAAAGTTTCAACAGGGAGTCTTATTTTAGATATCGAGACAGGAGGAGGACTCGGCCCGGGGCTTCATAGGTTTTGTGGCGTCAACGAGGGAGGCAAAACTTCAGAAGCTCTCGAGGTAGGAAAGAACTTTCAAAAACAATTTTCCAACGGAAAGGTCGTCTATTTCAAAACCGAAGGCAGGTTCTCCCCAGAGATGAGGGCTCGCTGCGGCATTGATATGGATGAAACAAAATTCTTCATGTATGAATCAAACATATATGAATCTGTTTTTGATTTAATGAAGCTTCTTATCCTTAATAACGACAACGATAAGAAATATTTATTTATAATTGATTCACTTGATGGATTGATACCGAGAGACGACATAGACAAACCAACTGAAAAATCCTCCATGGTTGCTGGTGGAGCTGTTATAGCATCAACAATAATGAAAAAGATATCCAACCAAATGACAAAGCGCGGACACATGGCTATCTTCGTCAGTCAAGTTAGGGCAGACATACGAATTCTCTACACCTCAGCACCAGTTAGACAAACTACAGCTACGGGAGGCAACGCCCTGCTACACTTTGCGAATTGGATATTCGATTTTCAACCAAGGTTTAATAAAGACCTCATCCTTGAGAAGGACAAGGAACAACCAGACAGAAAAACAAATAAAATCCTTGGCCACAAAGTTAAGATCATGATAAAAAAGTCTCCTAACGAAAAGTCTAACTACCTTATAGAATATCCCGTAAGGTACGGAAGGACAGGAGGAAAAAGTATCTGGATAGAGAAAGAGATAGCAGATCTTCTTATTGAATGGGATTATGCAAAAAGATCTGGCCCTTGGTTGACGATGGATTCGGATGTTATCGAAGAACTAAAAGAGGCTGGCCTTGAAATGCCGGAAAAAATACAGGGCCAAGGTAAACTTTTTGAATTCCTTGAAGCTAACCCTAAGATTGTTGACTTCTTTTTTAATAAGTTTAAGAATGTATTAAGTAATGTATAATGCGCCTCATAGGAATAAACGGTAGATTAATTAACAAGAATGTCAGTAAATATAAAATCAATTGGCACGAACCGTCTGCCTCCAATCTTCAGTATCAAGTAAAGCAATTTCTCTGCCCCTACTGGAAGCACCACATAGTTTACGAAGAGTTTCCGGTGTACCAAACAAGGATGAGAGTGGACATCCTTAACGCAACCAAGAGGATCGCAGTTGAGGTTAACGGCACACAACACTCCCAATACAGTAAGTTCTTTCACGGGAACCGCGCTAATTATCTTCGTTCAATTAAAAGAGACTTTAAAAAACTAGAGTGGCTTGAACTAAATAAATTCAAATTAATTGAAATAGAAGCAGACGAGGTAGAACAACTAACTGAAGAATTTATTGAAAAAAAATTTAACATTGTTATTTAGTGTAATATTATATGTATGCCGAGGAGGAAGAAGAAGAAGAAGTTTTCAATGCCCAGCTCTATTCTGGGACAAATAAACGAATGTTCCACAGGGGGATATGTTTTATTTAACTTTGATGAAGACGGTGAGTCCCAAATACATGCTTCGTTCGATGATGAAGCCCACTTCTTAGCTCTTCATTCTCACGTCTTTGGATGGTCTCAAGCAATAACCGACCTTCAAACAGAGCATTACCTCGACATCCTTTCCACTCCTCAAAACAAGAGGGGTAGAAAAAACTCTTGACTTCATCTGCAAGGTGTGTTAGTATTCACACTGATGAGCGACAATGATATTTACTCCCTTCGCCTAGAGAAGCATGTCCTAGGGGGTCTTATAAAATACCCAGAAATATTCTATGAGATCCAAGATAAAATTGGAGAGAGAGACTTCTTTGGACAACCAAACCATACTATTTTCTTTTGTCTCAAGGAGATTCTTAACAAAGGAGAGAACCTAGACATAGGTGTCCTAGCAAACAGGATAAGGAACCTAAACATAGCGTCTTCCGGGGGAGGAGAAGAAGATATTTACAACCGACTGCACTCCCTCAAGCTAATACCAATCAATAAAAAGGGAGTTGTCGAGGCTGCAGACGAACTCACTACATACAGAGTGAGAAGGGAAGTGGATGAGAAAGCTGAAGAAATTAAAACCTATGTCAAAAACCCCGGCAACGATAATAAAGAAAAGATTATTACTACCGTTGATAAAATCTTTAACGAAAAGATTTCCATAGGGGGAGAGTTTAAAAGACCGGAAAAGGTTTTCGAAAAAATAGCTGAAAAAATAGAAGAAAGAGCCAAGAATCCCCTAAAAGAAATGGGAATGGCAACACCTTACCCAGACTTCAATCGCTTATTCGGCGGACTTTTACCGGGACATCTCTACGCATGGGTGAGTAGACCCAAGCACGGAAAGTCAACTATCCTCGCTGACCTTGCCAGAAAGATGAGCGCAACTCACAAATGTCCAGCCCTTATCCTAGATACAGAGATGGCAATAGAAGATCTTCGCTATAAAATGGCAGCAGCAATAACAGGAATACCTTTATGGCATTTAATTACCGGAAACTGGAAGCACAACAAAGAATATTTTGACCTTTACGAACAAAAAAAAGGACTGCTAAGCGAGGCTAAAGACTTAGTTTCCCACTTGGAGGTTCCCGGTAAACCAATTGAGCAAATCTGTTCGATTGTAAGGAGATGGTATTTGTCGGAAGTCGGCAGAGGAAATAAATGCATTGTTATTTATGACTACATAAAACTCACAGGAGAATCAGGTTGGAACAAACAGGAGTATCAACTCATAGGGGAAAAAGTAGACGCACTGAAGCAACTCAGCACCGAATTAAACATACCGATACTAACCTCCTGCCAGTTAAACAGGCAAGCGGAGAGCGGAACGGATGACGGTAGCGCAATAGCGCAATCAGACAGGCTTACTTGGCTAGTTAGCTTTGTTGGAATTTTTAGGAGAAAAAGGGTCGAAGAAATAGAAGCCGAGGGAGAACAGTTTGGAACGCATAAACTTATCCCTATTGCCTCGAGGCTTCAAGGCAGAGACGCAGCGGGACACCAAGACCTAGTGAGAATACCCACCGGGAACCCAAACCGCCCCTATAGATACGAGACTAACTTCATAAATTATGATGTTAGTAACTTCAACATAACAGAGCGAGGAACCCTAGCTGACATACAAGAAGCGAGAAACCTGAATGTAAATTTCGACAGGCCCGTCGAAGAAGAGAGGGCGATAGTAGACGGAGAACTCCTAGGTTAATATGGATAACATAGCTGAAATACTTACCCAGCTGGGCTACAATTTAAAAGATTATGGCCAAGAGTATAGAGCCAGACCACTGTACAGAAGCTCCAACAACGAAACGGTATTAAGAATACGCAAAGACTCTGGCTACTGGGTAGACTTCAAGGAAGGAAACGGAGGGCCATTAAGAAGCCTCGTTAAACTGACATTAGGATTAACCTCAGATGAAGAAGGATCAAAATGGCTAAAAGAAAAAGGCTTTAACAAAATACGAAGAATCAGAACCAAACCCGTGTCAAAGACTCCTAAAACATTTTCCTTAAGCGAACTGTCCAAGATTGATCCCGATTATTCTTACTGGAAGAATAGAGGGATAACTTCTACTACTATTTTACGTGACCTAGGAAGCGGAGTTGTCCACTCTAACGGTAAGATGTCCAACAGATATGTCTTTCCAGTACAAAACGCCAAGAAACAAATAGTAGGCTTCAGCGGTCGAGATATCTCTGGCAAAAGTAAAATAAAATGGAAGCACCTAGGCAACAAACAAGACTGGAGATACCCAGCTCAAATCAATTTTAAAAATATATTAAAAAGCAAAACAGTTATTCTTGTAGAAAGTATAGGAGACATGCTTTCCCTTTGGGACATTGGGGTCAAGGAAACCTTGGTGACCTTCGGCTTGGATATTAGTTTATCTGTTTTGAATTTTTTAATAAGAATGGATCCAGATAGAATATTAATATCTTTTAATAATGATTCGGAAAATAACAACGCAGGGAATGTAGCGGCACAGAAGGCGGAAAAGAAACTATCGAAATGGTTTGATAGAAGACAAATAGAAATCCAACTCCCGCCCGAAGGAGACTTTAATGATATGCTTATAAAAGACAGGGAAAGATTAATCAAGGAATGGAAAGAACCTATCTATGGGAAAAAAAATTAAACTCAGCGCTAGTAAAATCAAAACATTAGACAATTGTAGTTGGCTATATCATTCCAAATACATACTTAAAGTCCCAGATATTTCAAACGATGGAGCTTCTAGAGGAACCATTGTTCATTTGATATTCGAAGTCTTAATTAACCCACGTCACAAGAAGTACTCCTTAAAGCTTCAAGAAAGCGCAGAAGTTGTGGCTTCCTGCGAACCAGTAAGAAGGCTTATAGAAAAACATGCAAAGAGACTGAACGTAAACGATGACGAAAATCTTTCCCTTATTTATAAGATGGTGGCGACGGGGCTGTCTTTTGATTTTCACTGCAAAGGAAGTAAAAAACTTGAAGCTGAAAAGAATTTCTTCATCGAAGGCAAGAATTTTATCATCAATGGATTCATTGACAAGACAGCCACCTTCAAAACTAAAACTAAAATCGTAGACTACAAAAGTAGTAAGTCTAAATTTGGTAGAGCAGAGCTGGAAGGCAATCTACAAGTCTTGATGTACTCGCTTGCTTGTTACAAGCTCACCTCTGTTATTCCAGAGGTTTCTTTTCTTTTCCTGCGCTTCCCCAAGAACCCAGAGCAGAAAGCTCCGGTGCTTCAAGAGGATGAACTGACAGGCTTTGAACATTACCTTTCGGGAATAGCTGAATTTCTTTCGGGCTTCGACACGAAAGATGCCGAGGCAAACTTCGCTGTTTATGGTAGGAATAGATGGCTGTGCGGAAGCGACAAGGAGAATAAGTGGATTTGCCCAGCTAGGAAACCCTTTGAGTATTATACAACGGTGAACAAAAAGGGAGAAATTACCTCAAGTTCTTTTGAAAAAATCAAATTAAACCCAAAAAAAGGAGAAAAAATTAAAGAAAATTCCTATGAGGGATGCCCCCATTGGAACAGGGTAGCAGAGGTAGACCCTGACGACCCCTTTAACTTTTGACTTGACACAGATCGCAAGGTGTGTTAGGCTAACTCTTAGCGTTGTTAATATGACCTTACCGCTATTTAAATCGCACTATAGCATAGGCAGATCCATTCTCACCTTGGAAGAGGCGGAAACGAGCAAGGATAATGGGCCTAAGTCTATCATAGATATCTGCCTAGAGAATGACATCAAGGAACTATTCTTGGTGGAGGACGGCATGAGCGGATTCCTTCAAGCTTACGAGAACTGCGGGAAGTCAAAAATAAAACTAATATTTGGAATTAGAATGACTTTCTGTAACGATGTAGAA